GTAGCAACTTGGGCAACCAACAACAACGGAGCAGGCTTACCAACTGCTGATGGCTTAGAAACCAACAACAGCTATGCGGCAGCATTTTATCCTAGTTGTACTACCAATGACCTCAGCGGAAATACAGTAGTAACTGCGGCAAGTCACATGATGATTCGCACAATAATTCGCAGTGACGAAATTGCTTATCCATGGTTAGCTCCTGCTGGTACACGTCGCGGTGTTATTGATAACGCCAATACAATCGGTTATATCAATCCCATAACTGGATTGTTTATTTCTATCGGTGTTGGTCATGGTTTACGCGATGTATTGTATCAACATCAAATCAATCCTATTACTTACATACCAGGTACAGGAATTACAAACTTTGGTAATAAGACACTACAAGGAACAGCTAGTGCAATGGATCGCATTAACGTTGCTCGTTTAGTTGCGTACATACGTGCTCGTCTTAACACCATTGGTAAACAATATTTGTTTGAACCAAATGATACTATAACACGTACTGAGATTTCCAATTCAATCACCAGCTTGATGATTGACTTGGTGGCTAAACGTGGATTGTATGATTACTTGGTTGTTTGCGATACAACAAACAATACACCAGCAACTATTGATGCTAACCAATTATGGGTTGATATTGCTATTGAACCAGTTAAAGCAGTGGAATTTATTTATATTCCAGTGCGTATTGAGAATACTGGTGGAATTGCGGCTTTGGGCGCGGCATAAATTTAACTAAATAAATGTATATCGGAGATTAACATATATGGCAACATCATCACTATCTAACATGTCAGTTCAAACAGCTGGCGCTGGTTCAAACCAAGGCTTATTAATGCCTAAACTAGCATATCGTTTTAGAGTTTACTTTACTAATTTTGGAGTTAGCGTACCAACTACAGAACTAACAAAGCAAGTTATGAAATTTGATAGACCACACGTACAATTTGAAGAAATTAAATTGCCAGTGTATAATAGTACTATAAAAATTACTGGCAAGCACAGTTGGCAAGATATCACTTGCGATTTACGTGATGATGTACAAGGCTACATTAGTCAGTCAGTCGGCGAGCAATTGCAAAAGCAACTAGACTTCATGGAACAAAGTTCTGCCAGTTCAGGTATTGACTATAAATTTACCACTGTATTCCAAGTATTAGATGGTGGTAACGGTAGCGTTGAGCCTATGGTACTAGAGCAATGGAACATTCTTGGTTGCTATTTAAAAGACGTAAACTACAATTCAATGGATTATGGTACTAGTGAAGCAGTTAAAATCAGCATGACCATTACCTTCGATAATGCTATACAAACTAACTCTGCTGGTGTACCTATCGGAGTAGGCGAGGCTATTATTCAAACTGAAGGTGTAATGTCCACAGGTTCAGGACAGTAATAATTTATGGCCAACTTTGGTCAAGACAATCAATACCTTAAGCCAGGACATCCTTCTGCGCTTAAGGATTATTCACACGCAAGTAAAACATTTGCCACCAACGGATACGAACTTAGCCCTAAGCTAAAATTTTTATTCCATGTGTATTTTAATATCAATACTTCGGGTATACCAGCATTACAAAAAGCCTTTGGTTCAACTGACGTAGCTTCCATAAGCTTGGCAGTTAAAACAGTTGAGCTTCCGAAATTTAAAATAGACACCACGTCATTAAATCAATATAATAGAAAACGTATAATACAATCTAAAATACACTATGAACCAACTCGCATAACCTTCCACGAAGATCAAGGTGATTTAATTAGAAGTTTATGGTATAATTATTACTCTTACTATTATAAAGATCCTACCAAATCGTACAACAATGTTTCATCAGGTTCAGTTGGTCAAATATACTCACTAAGCAATGGATTTAACTACAACACTGAAGATCAATATAGTCCGGTGTTGCAATCTGCCGACTGGGGTTACATCGGCGAAAGCCCATCAGATGCCACAGCGCAAGGTGGTGACGGCAAACCAAAATTCTTCCGTGATATTACGATTTATGGAATGAATCAAAAAAAATACTCCGCGTGGACATTAATCAATCCTATGATTACACAATGGAACGGTGACACTTATTCTTACGAAGAAGGTGGCGGCACCATGCAAAATGACGTTACCATTGAGTATGAAACTGTGAAATACTACACCGGAGATGTCGGTGCCGGGCATCCTTCGAACAGCGTATATGGATTCGGAGGAGCACATTACGATACTGAATCTTCAGGAATCACCACCAGTGCCGGACAAAAGACAGTGTACAAGCAAGGCAGTATACGCCAAGCCAATAACGGTACAGCACAGGATCTACAGCGCACAGGATTCGCACAATCTTATGGTAGTGTACAAGCACCAAATATTGCTTATAATACTCCACAAATGCCTAACCCATTACAGACCTATGCTCCACAAGTACAGCAAGGATTACCCCCAACAGTATTAGGTAGCCTAAGTCCTTCGATTCCTATTGTGACAAATTCGCCTAACGGAGCGGTTTTTCCAAATGCGCCTGAAGGTTTCCCTAATTTTAACACAGGATTTTAACAATGGCTACAATTAACGCCACTAACCCTACTTTAGATCGCACGGTACAAATTTTTGATAGTTTTTACAATTACGAAGACAGCGTTAGCGCGGTTGAGTACGATGTAGTGGTTAGTTATTTTCGCTCAGTGTTTGAATCAGAAGAGTCAGCGGAAAATTTTACAGTGGCACTGTTTAGAGTGTCACAGTTATCTAACACTCCAGTGATGACTCTGTTACAGTCTTTACAAGGCAAAACCGGACCACAGCTAACCTTGACCTTTGCTTATTATTTAAATACCATTCAACATCCGTCCACCATGTTGGGTGTTCAAGTGCCAGTTAAACCTAACTTTTACATCAGTCACAACATAAGGGCTTGATGATGGCAAAATTCCAACAAGGGCTATTTGAAGTTAAAAACGCAGAAAAGTACGTGGGCAATGGTAAGCCTAGATTCCGCAGTTCTTGGGAACGAGTCTTTATGGAATTTTGTGACAACAATGAAAATGTATTACAATGGGCCAGCGAACCACTGAGAATACCCTATCGTAATCCCTTAACTGGTAAAATGACCACTTATGTACCAGATTTTTTAATAACCTACCGCAGTCCAAATAATACCGTAAAAGCAGAGTTAATAGAAATTAAACCAAGAAAACAAAGTGTTATAGAAGGTAAAATGAATGACAATGCCCGCGCTATAGTAGCAGTTAACTATGCCAAATGGAGTCAAGCCACTAAATTTGCTAAACAATACGGCATGACATTCAGGGTAATTAATGAAGATATGATGTTTCATCAAGGCGGTAAAAAGAAATAATCAATTTGTCAAAATATGGTAAATACTATATGACAAAAAATTTAGAAAAAATTTTCGGGTTTGATCAGCTTGAAGAAGGCGAGGCTCCTGCGGTAGTTTCGGAAAAACTAACGGCAGAAGAAACCCAAACAGCAATATTCGAAATTGATACTGCCATCGATAAAATCGACGCGGCATTGCCTGCTGTGCGAGATTTAGCAGTTAGTGATAAAGAATTCGATGAATTAGCCGATTTAGCCAAGGAAAGTTTTCAAAATCTCACTGATCTTGGTTTCAATGTTGATAGTAGATACTCTGCTGAAATTTTTTCAGTGGCTTCTACCATGCTAGGCCATGCTTTATCCGCTAAAACCGCCAAAGCAAACAAGAAATTAAAGATGATTGAGCTACAGCTTAAGAAATTAAAGTTGGACCAAGACGAAGCACGACATCGAGCCGAAATACCCAATTTGCCTACAGCAGAAGGACAGATATTATCGCGCAATGATTTAATAGAACGAATAACAAGCTCGAAGCAACAATCAACAGAATAGTATAAATATAATACAGGGATAAAATAATGAAGCAATTTAAAGACTACTTGGCTGAATCAGAAAGAACTTATAATTATCGAATTAAGATAGTTGGTGACTTGCCTGATGGCTTTTACAAAACTCTAACCAGCAAACTTGACCAATTTGATCCAATGTCAATGTCAAGTATCAAAGCAACACCTATCCAGGCAAAGCCGGCTGATTTTCCAGCTTTTGACAATGAAAAGGTAAATAGCTTCGATGTCAAGTTTCGATACCCAGCAATTGAACCACAGATTAAACAAATAGCAAAACTCATAGGACTTGATCCAAATAAAATCATCATGCTCAACAGTTTACATGACGATGTAGTACAAGCCGAAGCAGAAAAAGCTGAAAAAGAAAACAAAGATTTACTAACAGATACAGATTACCCGGCCCCTGACGCCAAGCAAAAAGAACTCAGCAAAGACTACTCGGCTGACGCTCACGACCATGAAGTTGTTAAAAATAGTTACAGAAGCAACTTTAAAATTGCCGGTGGTAGTCCAGTAAAAGCAAAAACTACCAACGAATTACCCATGGGAAAAACAAGTCCTATGACAAAATTAGAAAAACGTCCCAAGCGTCCGCCTACTGGAAATCATCCCAAAGGCTAAATACAAGTTACCACAGGAATAATACATGTCATCTTTTTCATTCTACGATATCAATAAAAAATTAAACAGCATTAGCGAAGGTTCTACGCCCGTTAATGAGTCTGTTGCCAAACAAGAAAAACCACTAACTTTACTTGAACGTGCTTTGCGTACTGAACTCAACAAAGAAGATGGTACCGGTGGGTTAAATGCCAGCGGAGCAGGTTCATTACAAGAAAAATGGGCAGGTGATGTCAAACTTAACCCTGAGAAAAAGGGCATGTTCAAAGGCAAAACAAAAGCTGATTTAGAAAAGCAGTTGGCTAATTTGAAAAAAACTGGCCCACATAAAAAAGGTTCTAAGGAATATACCAAGCAACAAGAATTAAACTTTGCTATTCGTGCTAAGAGTGGTTGGAAAGAAGATGTCAACGAAGCCAGTTCTGCTGAAATGAGAGATTATTTCAGTAAACAACAACCAAATCCCACAGCACCTGCTAAAGTATACCAAAGCCCACAACAATATCAACAGCAAACTGGAAAAAATATTCATGCTGTGCCAAACAAAGCGGTTGGTGAAGCAGCCAAATGGCGCGATCCTAAGTACAAAGGACAACTGTTTACTCAAGAGCCAGAAGATAGTGAAGAAGGATGGTATGATACTCGTTTGAACACTATGTACGACAAACCTCGTCCAGAAAATGATCCAGGCGAGAAAAAAAGAATAGGCGGAGTTCGTGACGAATTTCATAGAGGGTGGGATGATCCTGGTGATCCTTTGCAACATAGACATGATTACAGTCGTGGAAGCGAAGATCCTGAAAATTGGGGTTATGGATCTATTTCCTCAAAAGGTCCTAGAAAAGGCATGCTTACAAAACAAGCGATGAATACTTTAAAAAATAGAATCAAAGATACTCATCACACTGAACCAAATTTACCAGAAGGAGTACCTATGACGCTAGAAGACGAAACTGTGCCAAACAAAGCGGTTGGTGAAGCAGCCAAATGGCGTGATCCTAAATACAAAGGCCAATTGTTTACTCAAAAGAAAGGCGACAGTGACGATTACGACAGCATAGATTATGGATACGGTATAAAAGAAAGACCTAAAAAAGATCCAGGACAAAAACGCTCTACATTTGACAGAGATACTGTATGGACAGATCCATTAGATACTAGAAGTAATTTACCTAAACATCACAACGATCCTGAAAGCTGGGGTTACGGTAGTATCTCTAGTAAAGGCGACTCAAAAGGAAAACTTACAGCTGATAGAAGAAAGCGTATGAAAAATGATATTCGAGGAAGTTTAGGACAACATCATACTCCAAACTTACCAGAAGGAGTACCTATGACGCTAGAAGACGAAAACATGATGAATTATTTAAAAAGAAAATCTGGTAAACCAGCGCACGCCGGTATCGAATTCGAAGATGGTCCACACGGAAAGCCACAATGGTTGATTGACGCACAAAAACGTGCCGAGAAAAACGCAGGTAAAAATGTTGAAGTCGATGAAGCAGTAAGCCGCAAACACTTTCAAGCCATTGCTGATACACTCAAGCACATTGAAAATCCAGAAAAACGCAGAGAACTGGCACATCATCACGCCAGTCAGTTCAAACTGGCAAATCCACGTTTTGATCACGATAAATTTATGAAGGCCTGCGGTCTTGAAGAATGTGATGTTGGCGGACCAATGGAAGAAACAGCATGGGATTACAAGAGCCCACGCGATGCTCAGACCACTGGAAAATTCGACAGCAAAAAAACGTCCACTGGTACAGTATACACACGCAAGCCTGAAACATTCAGCGACGAACCTGGAGCTGACAGCAGTGATGGAGCTAAACGTGGTCGCGGTCGCCCAGCGAAGTCAACATCAGCCCCACGTGTTACCAAAGGTGCTTGGAAGAACAAACAAGAAGAAAGCGCATTAGAAGAAACATGTCCACATTGCGGCGGAGCAATGAGCCACAAAGGTGAGATGGACGAAGAAAAGGTTCAAGCCGGTAAGCGTCACTTCTTTGACAAGCTTGCGCCAGCCGCTAAGAAAGTCGCCAAGGTAGTCAACAAAATTACCAAAAGTAAAGATTCTAAAGAGCCAGTAGAAGAAAAAGCAGTAAGTAAAAAACAACAAAAATTCATGGGCATGGTACACGCCGCGCAAAAAGGTGAAAAGCCAGCCAGCAAAGAAGTTGCCAAAGTAGCAAAAGGCATGAAGAAAAAAGATGTCGAAGACTTTGCCAGCACCAAGCATAAAGGCTTACCTGAAAAAGCCAAGTCTAAAAAAGAAGAAAGCGCTAAGCCAGATTTTGTTGATTTAGACAAAGACGGTGACAAAAAAGAGCCAATGAAAAAAGCTGCCAAAGACGCTAAAAAACCTGACACTAAAAAATCTGAAAAGAAAGTTGAAGAAACAACTACTGGATCAGTAGCAACAGCACCTAGCGCAAGCAAAGGCGGTATGAGTGTAGGAAAAGGAATTTACGACAGCATCAACCGCGCAGTTGAACAAATGATCAGTGAGTCATTTAACATCAATACTAACAATACCGTTGACGAAACTGGTGAAAATAAAAAAAGTATTACTGTAACAGCAGAAGGCAACGAAGCTGATATGTTGGCTGAATTATTAAAAAATGCTGGACTTGATGGTCAGTCTGACCATCAAGCACATGATGAACATCAAGCACACGACGACATGAGCCCAGTGCCACACGAAGGTGACGAACTAAGCGAATTGTTAAAATTTGCCGGCATAGATGGTGGTTCTCATCATCACGAAGGTGAGTATTGCCCAAGCTGTGGTAACGATCCTTGCGAATGTTCAGATGAAGAAGGACAGCCAGGTGTAATTGATTTCGAAATTGATGAATCTCAAGCACCTGTTACTGAAAATGATCCAGATTGGCCTACCAATCCTGAAGGTAGCGAAGATGCGATGCAGTACAGCGGTGGATTAAATGGACCAAAAGCAACTGGTCAAACCACAGGATCTCCATTGCCCGTACAACATGCGCAACATGTAGCTGAAGAACGTAGCATATTTGATTTATACAAAGCTATTGAGTCTATTACAAAATAAGGAATTGATATGAGTCAAGCTAATGTTGTCACATCGGCTGCTAATGTATTATGGTATAGCGATAAAGTTGAGATTGTAACAGGCGGTACTGCTGTTTCTTATCAGGTTTACGCTTTATCAACCGGGCCTGGTTCTAACTCCGGCAACATATACTCAGCAAATCCGCAAGTAGCAGCCAATTCTCGCCAACAAATCTATGTAGGCGCTGGAAATCATTTAACCATAAATGGCACTGGATTTACCGCTAGAGAAATTGGCACGCAAAGTTCGGCACAATACGGAGTAATTTCAAAATAATGAGAGCTCGAGAATTTATATCTGAAACTTTAAAATCAAATAAAGAAGAAGATCACTCGAATAAAAATACCGGACATTCTCACGGTGTGATGCACGACGAGCACGAATCTGCGATGACTGGTGCTCATTTGGTAAGAGACCCTGAAGCCATTGATAGAATATATCAAATGAATAGATTGGGTATGGCAATGGCAATGGCAGATGGTAAAAGTAAAAAACCACCAAGTTCTGCCAGTCAAAGTTGGGCTGGAACGTACAATACGGTTCATCCTTACACTGAAGAAGAACACAACATGTTACATCAAGCCATGGGCGTGGTGCCAAGCAAGCATAAAGAACTAGTTCGCAATCATCGTAGTAGTGAACCGCATAGTACACATAAGATTAGTCCAGTTACAGCATTCAAAGGCTACAAGTAAATTTAGTATGAAAAAAATATTATTAGCATTTTTGTTAATCTCCTTAAGCTCCTGTGCGTTTTCGTGGACACAGCGAGCACCGCAAGAAGTTCAATCATGCCAAGGTCACGCTCCTTATGGATTCCCACAAACCACGGCGGTACAAGCTATATGTCGTCAAGGTTATTTTGTAGGGTATGACGCTTCGGCAAAAATACCAAAGTATGTAACTTACACCTTAATTCCGCAAAATGCCTTAGGTTGTCTAGCACGATCAAATGCGTTTACTGCGGATAAGTCAGTGACAGATGGTGCTATCCCACGTGATTATACAGGTACAATCTATGACAAAGGTCATCAAGCACCTGACGGGGACTTTAGTTGGAATCAACAAGTAGAGTTCGAAAGTTTTTTAATGACCAATATGGCTCCTCAAGCAGGAAGTTTCAATAGAGGAATTTGGAAACTACTAGAAACGTCAGTGCGCGGATGGGTCGCAGAACGTAATCAAAGTTATACAATTTATGTAGGGAGTGTTTATAATGCGCAAGACAAGAAAATCGGCAGTGGGGTCATTGTTCCTCATGGTTTTTACAAAATTGTGGTCAATAATCAAACCCGGGAAATAGCCGGATGGGCATTTCCTCACGTTGCTCCTTATCCGAACTTAGGCAACGACCTAGTAAAATTTCGTATGCCCATCACACAGATAGAACAAACAGCGGGAGTACAGTTTGCTTTCCCTCAAGGAAGCATAGAACTAGCACCTGGACGAGAATGGCCCGTTGACTTTGGGGCTTTAGAAAAAGTCAAACGAACAAAATGCGGAGCCAATGCTACATTGGATTAATATATGGGTTTTGATTCCTCATCGCTAGCAAAAACACCTTATAAAAAAGAGTTATATACTCCTAAACAGCAAGAAGAATTCGCCAAGTGTTTGGATCCCATCACTGGTCCAGAATACTTCATGTCAAATTTCTTTTACATACAGCATCCAGTAAAAGGAAAAATGTTGTACCAGCCTTTTGATTATCAAAAAAGATTAATTCACAATTATCACAACTATCGATTTAGTATCGCATTGATGCCAAGACAATCAGGTAAATCAACGTCAGCGGCGGGATATTTACTATGGTACGCAATGTTTATACAAGACTCAACCATTCTTATTGCCGCACACAAATATGACGGTGCGCAGGAAATTATGTCGCGAATACGATTTGCTTACGAGCTTTGTCCAGATCATATTCGTGCGGGCGCCACAAACTATAACAAAGGTTCGATTGAATTCGAAACAGGAAGTCGTATACTATCAGCTACAACTACAGAAAATACCGGTCGTGGTTTATCAATATCATTGTTATATTGTGATGAATTCGCCTTTGTCAGACCAGGTATTGCCACTGAATTTTGGACTTCTATATCACCAACACTAGCAACAGGTGGTAAAGCCATTATTACATCAACTCCTAACAGTGACGAAGATCAGTTTGCGTTATTGTGGAAAGGCGCAAATAAAATGGTTGACAGTCACGGAAATGCGCAAGAAGTAGGCATCAACGGATTTAAGCCATTTAGAGCATATTGGGATGAACATCCAGAACGTGATGAGAAATGGGCAGAGTCTACAAAAGCGCAACTAGGCGAAGATCGTTTTAGGCGGGAGATCGGATGCTTGTACGGTAACTCTATGCTTACATTACGAGATAAAAATGGTAAAATATATTATCAAACTATCGAAGATTTGTATAAAAATATGTTATAATGAAAAGATGAAACATTATTCAACTATAAATTTACCGTCTGGATATTATGTGTATGCTTATTTAAGAAAAGATGGCACACCTTATTATATAGGCATGGGTAAAGGAAAACGGGCGTGGCAAGTACATGAGAATATCAAACGTCCGCCATTTGAATTTATTGTAATTGTAGAAGAATTATTAACCAAAACAGGAGCTATGGCCATTGAACGAAGACTTATATTATGGTATGGTAGAAAAGATATAGATACCGGAATATTGCGTAATAGAGCTGATGGTGGCGATGGTGGTATGAATAAGACATCTTGGAATAAAGGGTTAAAACTTCCTGGTCAAGGCGGAAGAAAAAAAGGATCTAAGTGGTCAGAGGAAGAAAGAAAAGTACATGAAATTGTCAGAGGAACAGAAGAATATAAAAATAAAATGGCAGAAGCATATGCTGACCCAGTTAGAAATCTCAGAATAAGTAAAAGCAGTAAAGGCAAAAAAGGTATTGCATCAGGTAAATCTTGGTATAATAATGGTAAAAAAGAAAAATATTTAGATTTACAAATAGAAGGTTGGATTAAAGGAAGATTGTATAAAAACGCCGGCAAAATAGGACTACGATGGTACAACAATGGGGTAGTCAATAAACAATTTAAAGAAGGTAAACAACCTGAAGGATATATAAGTGGCAGAGTTAGCAAACAACAAAAACAACTTACAAGTACTTACTGATACTGGTTGGAGTGATTTTGAAGGAGTACTTGATAAAGGAGTACGACTAATTGCTAACCTACAACTTACAAATGTTGGTATCAAGGCAACATTAGATCACGTAATATTTACAGATAAACTTACAAAAAAAGAAGTAAAAGAATTACGTCCTGGTATGAAAATACATACTAATACCGGCATACAAAAAGTAGTCAGTGTTAAACTATTAGGCGAAGAACGAGTATATGACCTACTAAACGTCGAAAAAAATCGAAGATTCTATGCTAATGATATATTATGTTCGAATTGCGAATTTTTGATTGCGGATGAAACCTTAATCGCTCCAAGTAAGTTATTGGATTTAGAAGGTATTGAGCCACAGTTTCGCATAAGTCAAGTGCGTTGGTATCGCCAACCACAACCAGGAAAAATTTACTGTGTTGGACTTGACCCCAGTTTAGGAACTGGCGGTGACCCGTCGGCTATACAAATATTCGAAGCCAACTCTACCACACAAATAGGCGAATGGACTCATAATCGAACTCCGATTCCGGAACAAATTCGCATACTGGCTAGTATTGTAAAGTACATCAACGATATTGTAAAAGACGAACAATCAGTTTATTATTCTGTAGAAAACAACAACATAGGGGAAGCGGCGCTTATATCAATAGATCAGTTTGGCGAGCAGAATATTCCTGGATATTTTTTATCAGATCCTACTAGAGGTGGCGGTAGATACCGTAAAGGATTTAACACAAGCCAAAAAAACAAGCTCACAGCTTGCGCCAAAATGAAAACTCTAATAGAATCTGGCAAGATGACATTGTACAGTAAGCCACTAATTGGAGAGTTCAAGGATTTTGTTGCGCACGGATTAAGCTATGCTGCCAAACCTGGATCAACCGATGATTTGGTAATGGCTACTATACTGGTCACACGCATGATGATATTACTACAGTCTTATCATCCGGAAATGGATCAAGTCATGAGAGATTTCGGAGAAAGTATAGTTCCTCCGTTGCCGTTTATTAGAATGTCTTTCTAAAAAAAATAAATAAAGTTGTAGTTCGCGATGCTACCAACATCCAACTACTCTAATGCTTTGCGAACACTGCGGTGTCAAAACAACCGGCGGAAATTATAAAAAATGGCATGGTGATAATTGTAAAAGTAAAAAGTAATAAATCCGGCTAAATACATTACCATGTCAATAGAACAAGTTAAACAACAATTACATGATTTGCTGGTCACTAAGAATTTTGAACCGCAAACCGTGAACACACCAAACGGCGATATCTACTCGTTTGATTATACAGCACCCAGTGGAAAAAACTATGGTACAGTAGTAGTATCTACCGGAGATAACAACTTAGATGTTTATTTTGGTGACAATGTCGGCAAAAGCATGGAAAATTCCGAAGATAAAGACAGTTGGTTTAACTTCCTACAACAGCTTAGTCAATTTGCCAAAAGAAATCGTTATTCATTCAGTTTACAAAATTTAAATCGTTTAAAGTATACTATGCAGGGACAAGCCGCTATTAAAGAAGGTTTGTTTGAAAGCTGGAGAGGTACTAAAAACACCAGTTGGAACGCAGAATCTACTGAAGCAAGATTAATGATTAAGCATAAAAAAGTAATCGGCGAAAATGATGCTCGTTTCCGTTATATCGAAAGTTTATTCGTAGAAACTGCTGACGGAGAAAGATTTAAATTACCATTTACAAAATTAGCCGGTGGTCGCGCAATGGTAGAGCATGTACGCCAAGGTGGAAAACCCTATGATGTACGTGGCAATCACATTGCTACTTTGGTAAGCGAAATGAATTTACTAAGTAGGTTTAAACGTGCCAACCAAGGAAAAATATTCGAAGGTGAAACAGCACAGTTGGTAACTGAAGCTGGTGTTTATTATGAAACACTACAGCAGAATCTCAAATCATTATCGTCTACATCAGGTTATGCCAAGTATTTTGAATCTTGGAACCCAGCTGAAATAAATGATGAAGATGTTATTATTGAAGATCTGCGTCATATGTTTATTGAACAAAATATTGATGCTCGCATTGAACAAGCATTACCACTACTAGCAAAATTAAAACAACAGGAAAATTCTATGAAAGAAGCTAACATATTTGAAAATTGGATCAACTTACTTGCCGAAGGAACTTGGTCATTGCCAGAAACTCCAGAGCAACAAGCCAAGCTTGTTGAATTACTAGCGCAGGAATTGCCAGTGGGCGCTGACGCTATTAATGCTACTGAACAACTATACAGTTTGTTTGGTGACGATGAACTGTTTGATAGACTTCATGCTCTAGCTGATCAAGATGCCAACGCCGATGCTCGTACCGTTGTTATGAATCGCTTGGAAGAATTAAAAGATAACCCAGCAGTAGCACAAATAATTGGGCAGTTGAAGTTTTCATCTCCCGCCGCCGACGCTGAGCCTACCAATGTACAAGAACCAGAAATGGAAGAATCCATGCTTGACACCGCAAAGAAACTTGGTTCTAAGGTATTAGGTAGATTAGGTCACGGTAGTGATGAAGAAATGCTTAAAGATTTACAGCGCAAAGCAGGTATACCACAGACCGGCAAAAAACCTGAGTCAAGCCAAGCCAAAGAAGGTGCGATAGGAAAGACACTAGGAGCAGTAGCTGGCGCCACACTAGCGCCTGAGATTCCTGGTAGTAGCATGATTGGCGGTGCCATAGGCGACAAGATTGGTGATAAAGTCGGCAGTATGTTTCAAGCCAAAGAAGGTGCGATAGGAAAGACACTAGGAGCGGTAGCTGGCGCCGCACTAGCGCCTGAGATTCCTGGTAGTAGCATGATTGGCGGTGCCATAGGCGACAAGATTGGTGATAAAGTCGGCAGTATGTTTAAAGAAGAACGTACAGAAGTCAAAGATCCCAAAACCGGTGAAGTCATCAGTTGGCAAGAAGAAACACCTTGGACCAAAGCAACACACAAAGACGGTCGCGGTAAAGTCACAAACTTAAGCGACAAAGCTCGTCGTGAAACTGAAAAAATGAAAAAAGATGACGTAAAAGAAAACGCTTATCATAATGATGACGAAGAGAAAAAGATTCGACACCTAATGCGAAAATACGGGTGGAGCCGTCAAGAGGCATTAGAGTATTATCACTACGAAGAACATGATCCTAAAGATTATGAAGATATAGAAGAAAGTGTAGACATTCCGCTAGCAGGTAAGTATGGTCACAGTGGCAAGTTGGAAGAATTTCAAGGTGCCGACATTGGTGAGTTAGCAAGAATAAAAACACTAGCCGGCATACTGATTAAATAAATAAAAGATAAACATACAACACGGTAAACTTTGTTAAACAAGGTTTACCATATGAGTAGTAAACACAGACCTAGATGTGTATAATTACTAGGCAAGCAACTAAATTTAAATTATTTAAATAGGCATCACATATTAAAACTTAAGAAAGGCATCATAATATGGCAACGTTAAAAGAGATCCGCGAAAGATTACAAGCGGCAGAAAACAAACAAGGTAATCAATC